ACGCATGTGGTTCTGAATCGAAAGTATAGTCTTCATGCTCCTGCTTTATTCAAAAGCGATAGTCTCCTAGATCTTCCGTTGTTTCAATCGGCTAGCTGGCTTCCTTCCGCTAGTGAAAAGCAGGAAGAATCTTGGCAGATTAATGGGGGTGTGCTGATTAACCTAGACCTCGTCAACTATAAGATTTGTGATGTGTCTCTTGCTGTTGAGTGTCCATATTCTGTACACCTCATAGAGAAGCAGGCCCGCGGATCGATGCAATACACCGTGATCCCAAACCCCGGCGCCTGGACCACTCATGATGACTTCATCGATCTCAAGTTTCCGATTCCCGATCTGCTACGAGAGATCTGGACGGTATGCGCTGGCAAGGCGATGACGAATGTTGAACTTGCCGAAGCCGTTGGGATGCCTGTCGCGCAGATCGGGTTCTTGAAGAATGCTTTGAAGCCAAAAGAGCACTGGTATATCCAGAAGCGACTAGCCCCAGAAGACCCTTTTCTGATCCCGGCATGGGATTGGCTAGTGTCGGGTTGCCTGCCCCGTAACGAAGTCACTAAGGCCGGTTTCCGGCAGCAGATAGAGTCAATGGGCCGTTCCGGCCATATCGACATAAAACGGATGTTCCACTACCCGCCGGACGAGCCGGATTGGCGTAAGAAACGCAAAGAGCGATATACGGCGCTTAAAGATCTATCTGATGTACGACAGTTGGTCGAGTCACTGCCGGACCATCTCGCATCGTGATTACCGTTTGGCGAATTTCTTTAATACGAGGAGCATTAGCATGATAGAGAGCATTGAGTTCCGCGAGGGCGTTTTCAGTCTCGTTGTTTCCGCCGCGAGTACTCCCGGGACTGCTGAGAGCGAGTGCCGCATCCAATTTGACTTTGGCGAGAGCGGCACTGTCTCCAAAGCTCATCGTAGCGAGTTCATGGACCGCATGTATTCCATCTACCCGGAAGGAGCGCATCAGATCTGCAACCTGATTTTCGAACTGCTCAGCACTCATACGCGCATACGTAGGGTCCACTTTTACTGTTTCTATCGCGCTGACGAACCCTTGGAGGGAAGCAGATCGACGGATGAACAGATCCAGTTCGCGGGGGCTGCAATCGAGAGCACAGGCAGCGAGGAAGATATCCCCTTTTGATTCAGCAAGAGCGGTCTTGATCGACTGTTCAGAGATCAAGCCGCCTTTTCGAGCTCGTCCGGTCATTTCTTTTTGTGCTCCGGAAGTTTCTTTACACTCTTCCCGTGCTGCTCTTTTACGAACTTGGCAGCAACCTTTTTAGGTACGCGATCCGACTTTCCCTCCGCCGCGGCGTGCATAAGTCGGTTTTGTGCTTTCGATTTCATGGGCATAGTAGATCCTAATATGAAAGACCAGTTGCGTATCCCAGACGTTGGAGATCCGGAAGTTGTTTTTTCAGACGTCCCGCGCCGATGTCCGTTCTGTAAAAAGGTGAATTTGGAATCTTCACTTTTTTTATTGCACTGTAAGCACTGCGGCGAGCTCCAGTTATGGACTCCCCAGTCCCCGTCGCGATAAGGACGTAATCCCCCGCCGTAACCGCTCCTGGGAGGTCAACTACCTTCCCGTTGACTTCACGCGGCGCAGTCCCAATCATAACTTCCGACCAGTGGAGATGATCCATATCTTCCGCATTGTAAATCGGAATCCCACACAGCTCTTTGTTCGTGACTTTGGAGTAGGGGAAGTCGGGTAATGCCATCAGAACCGAGATGCAAACCGTGTCACGCTTCACCCGAAGCGTATCCCGACCATTCACTAGATCCAGCATCCATTGCGCTTGATCGCCTTCGATGAGAGCTGTCAGGTTGTGGCGGATAGGCCACCCGTCACGCATTGTCCACTCAAGGGGGTACGGTGTACCATCCGGCGTGATCATGCAGTTGACGTCAACGTAACCAACGTATCCGACAGCATGTAGAGCCTCGGTCGCTGGTAAGAGCACTTGGTCCGCCAGCTTTGACTTTTTCACGATGCGAACTGTTGTCCCCATTTCGCCAGTGTTGACACCTAAGTCGCCATTCATCAACTTCTTGTTCTCGAAGTTCTCTACCCATCCCGCCTTCGACCAACCAGCGGGGCCGAACCATCCGCCCACAGCCATCTCCATTCCGTCAATCTTCTCTTGGAGAATGAATCCCTCTTCCTTAGCCGCTTTGACATACTTGGGGATCGTCTTCCAACGTTGAAGCATGTAGACGAGATCGGCAGCGCTGTTCGCAACATAGGACATCGCGCGCTCCCCATCGCCTGACGGCTTAGAGACGAAGGCCTTACCTTGCTTCTTCACATACGCAATGGCCGAATCGTAGTCATGAAATGTCTTGCTCGGAATACAAGGCATTCCGCAGTCATCCATGACCTTCTGTCCAATCTCACGATCTAGTTCCCACTCGACAGCTTCAAGGTTGCATCCGAAGATTGGATAGCCTATCTTTCGGTAGGGCTCAAGGAGATCGAGATATGACACGTTGTCGGGGGTATAGATGAGATCGGCCCATCCAATCCACTTCTTACGCAGATCATTGAAGTCTCGGATCTTTTCGATTAGGCCTTCACCTGAACGTCGCTCACCGCCATCAGGCCGGGGTTTGTCATACCATTTCACCTCATGGCCTTGATGCTGCCAGCGTATGCAAAGGTCGAGAGCATTAGAGCCTACATCTATGACTAGTATTTTCATTGCGCAATTGCTATAGTGGTCGTAACTACCTGGGAGATCACCGTGAGTTTCTTTCCTTCACTCGACATGATTTATGACATTATTGCATTGCTGATGTTGGTTGTGAGCTATTGGGCGCTTGGGCAGTCGGACTCTGCTGACCACCATTAGCCTGCCCATACTGTGCGCGTAGGGCACCAAGAGCAGCGGCTTGCATTTTACCATTCGTCGACTGGTATGCTGAACGCAGAAGCTGCCTACCTTGAGGCGTGAGAAGCGCTTTAGAGGCGATGATAGGCGTTACCGCAGCACTTACCGCCGCCAATGGATGCGAGAGGGCGAGGGCAGGCAAACTCGCCAAGTGAGCTACACCGGCCGTCTTGGAGGGATTAACTCCTGTCTTATCCCCCGCTCGGGCCATCGTATCGGTAACGTCTTTTATGTCCTTAATATCCCGGTCGGAAAAGCCCATTTGCTTCATCTTTGGCGCAACCTTCTCCATCTGGGTGCGAAACTTGGAGAAGGAAAGGGGAGCTCCGCTAGCCGGACGAGATTGCTCTAACCCATTCCGAAGCACGAATGCCTTTGCATCTTGGAGCACCTCCGGCTGATGCAACTGGAGAATAGCAGTTACCGACTTCGCTTGACTTGGAGTCATCGACAAATACTTCTTGGCTATCGCTTCCGGTGCCTTGGTCGACGCTTGCACTCCGGTGAAGGCAGCATCGGCTACATCTTCTCCAAGCAGCTTTCCGAGGGCCGATTTCTCTACAAAGGATAAAGACTGTGAGGCCTTTGCATAATTCTGATTTGCGGCTTTCAAAGCTTGAGCAATTGGAGTCTGCGCCGTGCTTGCAGCGTCGAAATCTTTATTGATTGCTCCGAAGAGACGTTTCGCAAGAATCTGATTTGCGTTTGGGTCGATATCAGAGAAAATGTTACCGCTACGGCGGGCAGCTTGCCCCCATGCGCTACGCGTCTTCATCGCATCGTTAATCGTATGTGTGGCTGTTCCCCTCGTATCTGGTACAGCAGGGATTGCCGGTCGGAGAGGACGACTGTCAGTGCCTAGAATAGCGCCTGCGGGAGCACCTGCTGCTCCTGCCTTTGTGACTGTCAGTGCATCTTTAATACTTTTCGCTTGTGCTGCCACTTTGCGCGCATCAGCCGAGGGGACGTTTTCATTCTCGGCAATGATCTTGTCGAGCGTGGTCATAGTATTCGAGTATCCGACTACCGGCTTATCACCCGAGAGTTTTCGCACTGCGCCGTAATCTTTTTCTGCTTGGGTACTCCGCAACGTATCGATCTTTTTAACGGTATTCTGGTACGCATACCGCAACTTCTCCCCGATATTTGTTTCTAGTGCCTCGCCTGGAACACCTTGCGGTGCACTAATCCGATCTGCAAGTTCATTGATCCTATTTACTCCAGCGTTAACTTGCGCCAGTTCGTCTTTGTGCGCAGTACCGGCAGACGGGAACAAATCACGAAGTGTATTCTCGCTGAATGTAAGCGCTTTGCTACCCGTCTCTTGACCAAGCGTCAAAGGGATTCCAGAGGCTTTAGACGCCCTTGCGGCTTCATTTGGTGGTGCAGCGATTCCGCGCTCTGCGCCAACCATACCGCCAGCGCCGCCGCCGAGGATAGAGCCAACGATTTGCCCGCCAGTGCCCCCAACTTGACGACCTATTTCTCCTCCGACTCCACCTCCGGCCGCTGCTGCGATACGCGGCAATGCCTTTGCCCCGCCCCCCGGCAGAACGGCGGAAGGCGCGGCTTCAAGCCCTGCTGCAACGATGCGCTGTCCTGCCGTACGTGGTTCGGCACTCGGTCCGATAGCGCCCACTTGGCCAAACTTCTGCTTAAGCCATTCAGAGCCCCCGACAGGTGCTTGAGTCGCCTTGAGGTGCGTTCCGAGGATACGATTGGCTAAGGCCTTTGTGCCTTCTATAGCGCTACTCGACAGGTCGACAGGAAGGCCTGCAACGTCTGCTACTCCCTTCGAGAGATTACCACCGACGAACGCCGACATATTCTGAGGGTGTTCAGCAGCTGCGGAAGGTGTCGCGGCAGTAGTAACTCCCGACTTATATTTATCCCATGGGCCGATAGCCGATGCAGCTGTATCCTGTGAATACTTTTCCCAGGGCATCATTGTGCTTTCTCCCAACTAGACTGCGAAGCGGGATCACCGCCTTTAAATCGATACCCGCCTTCGACTGTACCGACAGTGGGCGCACCCTCCCCGTGCCCAGAGATACGGGTCCGCTGCTGCGCTTGCACTTCCTGCGGAGCCTGCCGTGCTGCTGCCATCTCCTTTTCCATTATATCGAGAGCAGCATCCACCTGTTCTGGGGTGTTAGCTGTCGATAGAATCCGGCGTGCGTGTTCTTTATCCGATACGGTAGGCACACCTGTGGGGCTGATTGCGCGAGCATAGGCATTGATCGAAGTATTGAGAGCTGCACCGAAGGCGATCACCTTAGGGTCACCTGTATTCGATTCTGCGGCTTGCAAAGCACGGTTCGCGGGTACGAATTGTGTACGCGGAAGTGCGGCCGATGTTTGGCGAACGAGAGGGAACGTCTGTTGTGCTTCTGCCACGGCCATACCGATATTCGCTGCACGAGTTGCCCCGGTACGTGCAGCAGCCTTTTCTCCGCCGTAAACGACATTCGAAGCTGCTTGGTCAGCGCCCGTCTTACCCTGTGAGGTATTCAGTTTCTCCACTTCGCGCCGGATCGCAACGATGTTCTGCGCGCCTTGCACTCCGCGCCCTAGGTTCTGGTACACAGAGGTATCCCCCGCTGCTGCCTGCTGAGCAAGGAAATGCACATCCTCCGGCGTAAGCTTCGCATCCGGATCGGCGGCGTGTTTCATCTTCGCCTCCTGTATCCGGAATTGCATCATCTGTTGCTGCATGCCCAACGAGTCTTGATGCGCTTGTGTGCGTTCCTGTAGACTCGCATGCCGATCGCCCGCCGCTTCTTTCGAAGCATCGATTCGAGCTTGGAGACTCTCCCTCTGATTCGCCAGTTGTGATAAGTGCAACTGTTGATTGAACTGCGTCTGTGCCTGCGCGGCTTGTGCCTTTGCCTGACTATCCATCATCGGCATGAGATGCTGTAAGCCCGCCATGAGATCCGCGCCGGACAACCCCTGATCCTGCAATACCTTAACCGCGCTTTGCAAAGTCAAAGGACCGCTCGGCTGAGGTTGTGCCTGAGGCGGTGCGCCGATAGTACTAGGAGCCGCCTGTTGTTGCGGAGGTGGGCTATCTGGCATCGGGCGGAAGGGCGGTGGCATTTGTCCTTGCGGACCGCCGGGGGGCATTGGGGGTCGATTTACTTGACCCGGGGCTGGCCCCTGCCCAGGCATAGGTGCAGCGCCTTGCGACGGTTGCATAGGCTGAGATGGTTGCCCGGGCTGTGGCGCCTGCGGTGGGGGTGGCATTTGCGGTTGTGCGGCTGCCTGCCCCCCCGCCAACAGTTGGGGCAAAGCATTCCCCGCCGCCATAGAGGCGGCTTGCTGCTGGCGCTGCTGCGCCTGTTGTTGCTGAAAATTGGCGAGCTGAATATGCGCCTGCTGATTCTGGTTCGCTTGTTGCTGCGCCATCTGCTGATATTGCAGAAATGAGGGGAGTCCGCCGAGTCCTGCCATGATTGCTCCTAACTCGTAAAGCCGTAGCTATTTCCGCCGCCGCTGTAGTACGGACTGGCAGAGGTCGACCCAAATCCAGAACTACTTGGCCCAAACATACTGGACAGGCTAGAGGATCCAAACAATCCTCCGAGATTCTGAGATGCATTTCCCAGGCCACTAATCCCGCTCGATACTGCACTCCCGAGTGCTCCGGCGCCTTGTGATGCAGCATTGTAGGCGTTACTAGTCGCCCCCTGACCGTAATTCAGGTAAGGAATAATCGACGATTGGATTCCTGAACCCGGCTGATACACGCCTTGGTTCAAGATGCCGCTCATAGAGCTAAGTGCGCTATTTGGTGCGCCCGCAATCGATTGTGCTGTCGAGTACGGTACTTGCCCGCCTGCTAAGGTATCAGCGGCTCCTTGCTGTCCTAGATTGGCCGCTGCACTTCCGTAGTTACCTGCCGTATTCGCGGCACCAGTGTACGCGCCAAGGCCTGCAATTTGGTTCTGTAACTGTTGGGTATTCCAATCGATATTGAAATTATTCAGTGCCTGATTTTGAACACCAGCGCCCGCCGCAGATGACCCGAGGCCGTACATCGAATTCGTAGCGCCAGTTTGCTGCATCATGTTATTCAAATTCAGATTGTATTGCGGGGTATTGCCTGTCTGGGACGCCTGATATGTTTGCTGTCCTGCATTCAGTAAGGCTTGCTGCGTAGCAGCGTCTTGTGTCGAAAGACCGCCGAGCATTCCGCCCAGGTTGCTGTATTGGCTGCCAGCTGCATTCGCGGCATTCTGATACCCTGGCCCGTACTGGTTATTCGCATTCAATGCACCCTGGTACGCTGCATTCGCGCCGCTATTGATCGTATTGGCGTTCGCACCGTAGTAGTTCTGCATCTGTTGCAGAACTTGCTGCCACGATTGATCCGAACTACTTAGCCCTGTAGGCGTATAGAGATCCGATCCCCCGCCAGATGCGGTCGAACTAGGACCGGAGGCAATACTGGTGATCGCCCCGATAGCGGGAGCCGCGATTGCGAAAGGCATGCTATTGCTCCTTAATTTCTGGATCGGCGATGCCTTCCGAATGGATGCACAACCATGTAATATCTGTGATCGCCTGAATACGATGTACTTTTCCCGCTTTCACTTCGAGCATGCAAGGACCGTCGATGACAGACAATTCGCCATCGATCTCTACCGATGCACGGCCGGCGCCGAGGTAACTCAAGTGGTCGTAGTCATGCGCGTGTTTCTGCACTTCTTCGCCTGCACTTAACGTTTGCTCGCGCGCGTACACTCCGCCAGCGGAGAAGTGGTGCTTGATCACTTCTCGCACCTAATCGACACGATGAGGCTAATCCGATCGTCCGGGCCATCGTTCACGACGTCATGTTCCTTCGTGTTATCGAAGTACCAAGCCTCACCTGGCGCCATCGCTACTCGTTCATCTTCCACACGGTTTATACACTGCGGATTCGATTGCAATACGACATAAATCTTCGTATTGTAATGCCGAACATGCCATGAATCATCAGCGTGGGGGAGAATACGCCCGCCGGGAGGGATTCGGGTAATCAAGATTCCGCCTAAGCGTGTGCCCTCCACACGAGTCATCAAACCGAATACGATCGGGCGGGCTTGAGGTAACGCATACCACTCAGGATAGAACACCGAGTCGTGCTGCTCGCTGATGTCGGTGAAGTCATCCTTCTCCTTGAATGGCTTCTCGTCATTGAACCGCAGCCAGATATCATCCATCTGCGCATGCGGACTTTCCGCATAGTCTTTGCGCATTCGGTGACGGTTCCAGAGTTTCGGCTGACGGGCGATCGCGAGCAGCAACGGCGCCGTATCGATACCCTGGGCGAGCTTCACCATGTGGTTCATTTGGCTTTACTCGTCTGAACGTTTTCCCACGCGTGAGTAGCACTCATGCCAAGCATGCCCATCAATAGAGGGAGCATCTGGGTGAGATCTGCGGACGGCATATCGATCGGATGACCAACCCCTTTGGCGATGAAACTCAGCATTGGTAAGCCGATCCAATTCCAAGCGCAACCGGTGCCGCAAACCCATCCAATGTAAGGGCGCCATCCAGACGTAAAGGCACTCGTCGAGCTGGCTTCGGCCTGATTGATCGCAATCTGCCCTTGAACCATAGATAAGACGCCAGCAAGTTGCTGCTGCTCTTCCTGGGTCTTATCAGGCCAAATGCGGCCTACGATAGTCGTTGCGAGATCGATTCCCGCAGTGATCGGATCTAAAGCCATCAGAATTTCCCTGTAAGCATGACTTGTGCCAAGTATTGTGCGCGGCGCCCGACTTGGTGTGCCCAAGTGCTATTGAGCATCCCATCGTGCGCGGCGTGCCAGTTCGAGTTCTGAATCGCGGCCAGCGTGGCGTGAAATTCAAGCAGGCTAGCACCCATATTGAATGCCATATCGACGAGTACGCTTTGTCGAACATCATCGAGTGATGCCCACCACGTGAAATGCGTATTCAGAAATTCGACTGCTCGCTTCACATCATTCCGGAGCATTAAGTCGATTTCATCATCACTGAAACCAACGTCGGAAAGATTCCGACCGATGCCGCCCGTTACTTTTCCGACGGTATCGGTGTAGATGTGCGATCGACGGCCTTCCTCAGTTTCAAGACGCGTCTTGAGAACTACGGGATCGAAACTCACAGCTTGCCTACCAGGGTGAGGATCTCCTGGACCTTATCCGTCGTTGCCTTCGTCGTATCGTCAACAATCGCAGACAACGGAGCCGTAATGGCATCAATTGCTTGCACCTTGGAATGCAAACCAACAAGTGCAGCCAGCTTCTCTGGGACTGAGGTAACATCGGCTACGATGGCTGCGAATTCGGCTTCGAGTGATGCGAACATACAATTCTCCTAGATGAAAAACTTTTTAAATCCGCCGGCAGCACCATACGCTGCAAGCCAAATACAAAGATAAACGAAAACCTTCCAGGCGAGGCCGATTACTCCTCGTCCGATATTGATTTGAAAACGCTGCGAAGCCCGTTTCTCTAACTCGTCGACAATTGCTTTTACATCGCCTTCGGTAAGCGTTCTGGAGTCCAATCATCTTCCCCTATTTGTTTTATAGCCTCCCGCCGCCCGAGGGCGACAGCGGTATTAAGATGGTCCTGGCGCTTAACAACCTCATTACGCATCGATTCTACCGCTGCCTGAACTCCGACAGTATGCCGAGCATTGTCGACAAGGAGGACAGGTAACCATGCTACAGCACAATCAAAATGGTCCATAGTTACTCCACTCTGAGGATGCTTCCCCGTAACGTGGACCCAAAACCGGCATTTATGTTCAATGCACTCTTTTTTAATAAGAGGACAAATAGGGCCTTTGCTCAAGATTTGCTCGCCATGATCATAGATGCGTAGTTTACATTGAAAGTTGTGGTATGAGTATGCGCCGCTCCGCCCCCCGTATTCAAAATTCCAATACCTGTAAAAGAAGGCGAGTTAGAGATCCCAGTAGTCGCAAAATCTGTCGTATTCTCGACCCCGACTGCACCCCCGCCCCCTGAAAATGCAGCTGTACCCGCACCGCTCATGAGAAACTGAGTCCCGAGAGCACCCCCATGGGCATGCCCGGGATCATTAGATGCATGATTGTGTGCGGGGTCGTTTATCCCGTGTGCATGTGCAGGCATTTGAGAAGTGGATATTGCTGTCCCTCCCGATGTCCACGCAGCTTGAAACATCGTACTGTATCCAGCTGCTCCGCCTGTCGTCCCCCCGGCAGTTGCATTCACCTGTATCGTATGGTCGGTGAATCCCGCACTTACTGTCCACCCTAGGGGCGCTGCGGCTTGATAGAACACCGTGGTCGTTCCGGGGGGCGCGGTGAGTGTACCGGAAGGATTAGCATTGGCATTCACTTGATTGACGATATAGTTAAAATCTGCCATCAATGGCGAAGCATCAACTAGCTGCCCATCCTGGATATTATTTGGAAGTGTCCCAATGATCGACATGATTTACTCCACGTTTGTGTACCCGGTGTTCTGATACCGCGCAAAAAATGTACCGATAGAAATGCTGGCGGAAGAACTAGCAGTGATGTCTAGAGACATCTTTTGAAATACTAGGGGGATCCCCCATGGGATGTTATATACCCTCGGGATAATAGCCGGAGTACTCCAAACTGCGCCGCCGCCCCAAACTGCGCCGCCGCCCCACGTAACCCCTTGCGAAGGAGTAACGACGAATGTCGAGTTAATCGTATTTCCTTGGCTATCTTGCGCAGTGATATTGTAATTTACCGATGCCCCTGATGAAGCAAATTCCTGTGTTGACTCAATAACCTGTACTTCGGCCATCTGCTGCGTTTTCGGAAATGCCGAGGAGCGGATATGCACGAGTATTTCTGCGCCATTATCATTGAACGATGATGTCGGTGTTGGGAGACTTGGACTTAGAAATAATGCTGCGCCACTGCCGATCCCCGACAGAATAAACCCGTTCCCGAACTGGGAAGCACAGTCATAAGGGAACGAGTGGGGGCCGGACCATCTGAGACGTCGGATGTCAAACCAATAGTCGTTTGTCTGTGATATCCCTGATAGCTGTGTCGGCACACATACCCGATAGATATTTCCGGAGAAGCACCCAGAAATACGCGTCGATTGAGTCGTATTCTGAAATGGCACTTGCAGGTCGGGAGGCATAGCTGATCCAGGGGAGTGCGACAAGGCCTGTAAGGTTCCCAAGAAGCTTAATGCATACGGTGCGTCCACGCCTATGAAGAGAATTCCGAAAGGCCCTTGGCATACGCTACGAGGCGCATTGCACCCCGTAGTGAGCGAGATATAGTTCAGCGCCAAGTTGTTCGTCGCTGGATCACCCGAGACTTGCCAGATGCTACTCCCTTTGAATACTACTAGGGCGCCGATAACGCCCGCCGAAGTGGTCTGAATCGGAAGGCCTGATTGTGCAGTGATCGGAGTAGGATCCCCAAGGGTAACCGCTTGTGTTGCATTCGTCCTGATAAGTGGCGTAAGCGGATCGCTAAAGTTCAATACGTTACCGTTCGAGTAATATGCTCGATTATTGAAGTTTGCAACACTCGTCGGAACGGATGTAAGCGGATTCGTCGTCAGATTCTGCGATGACCATACCGGTGCCGCCGGGTTCGCGATATTGATCGCGCCGAAGAAGTTCGCACCAGCGCCGCTAAACCCCGGATGGGTCACGATGATATAGGTACTGATCACTGCCATCGTAGGGGGTGTCCACGCGCCTGTAGTAGGCGGGGATGTCGGTACATTAGCCGAGGTGACGCCACTGATCGTAACGAATGTATTCGTTAGCAGATTGTAGGCGAAAGGTTCATCGAACCCTGGTGTACGCGCGGTCGAGACCATGCCGTAGACCATTGCCCCAATTGTAATCTGTACTGATACGAAAGTCGGTGAAGTAAAACTTGCAAAAGATGTTTGAGGAGTACCGACACCGGGGCGGCTGACAACAACTTCGGGATTTGCTTGATCGAAGACGAGATTAGACAGGAGCTCACAAGCCCCCTGGAAAGCATCTGTTGCATCGAAAGCATCACAAAGACCTTTCGGAGTGAATCGAACGGGTCGCCCATCGCGGATCGCCATAGTGTCCCCTAGTCGGTCACCTTGGTAGGTTTCAAGGTACGGTTCGAATGGAATCGACGAGGGTCTAGTCGCACAGACTTAACCACTTGCTGCTCATCGCCTTCCATGATTATTTGCAGCCGAAGCATCTTATCGCACTCTGCCAGAAACTCAGGGCGTCGCGTATCATCCGTGATTTGCATCAATCGGGCCGCAGTCGCCGTGATCAAATAATCCTGGTCAGGAAACCATGGGATCACTGTCGAGGTTTCCGGCGCTATGATATCCGGCTGCTTCACCATATACCGATGCGTCAGTACGATCTGTCCGCTCGACTGCGGGTAGATGAAGAGCTGTCCGGCAGACGGTGGAACTTGTACAAGAGCATTAGTCTCATCGTACAAGAGCGTCATGAATTCGTAAGGGTAGTTCGCGATCGACGGGTCTTTAAACTCTTGGTCGTATTCCTGGGTGCTAATCGGATTCAGAAAATACGGAAGATTATTCTGTTGAAAGAACAGATCATAGGTTCGCTGGTAATTCTGCGGTAACCTAAAAGGCCCATACAGATTTGCCTGTACGGTAATAAATTCGGTAACGCGATTGATCTTTAGGTCACGATGCAACCAAAGATCCTCCAAAACCATATTCAAGAATTGTCCGCCCTGTGCTGTGTACCCTGGGCACTTAGCGATTTGAAGCGCTAATTTAACAATCTGTTGGCTTTGGAGGTAGGCCATTATGCAGCCTTCTTTACTTCTGCGATCTTGGCGCGACCTTCTTCAATCCTCGAAGTGATCTGCTTGATCTGGATCGGATAGTTCTTCTGAGCAGCCTCATCTTGACTCGTCAGCTTATGTTTTGCCTTGGTCTTTTCCAAAAGGTCGGCGTAGGCCTTTTGATGATTCGACAGCATATGCTCCATTGCCTGGATTTCCTTTTCCAGAACCGGAACTTCCAGAATCAACTGCTGGCGGACTAGGGATTCGCGGACCAGATCCATCCGTTCGTCGAGCGACTCTTTCGACTCGCCCTCGTAGACATAGCCGCTGACCGAAACCGAAGCACCATTCGGCGCGGGCAAAGTGATCTGGAAATTCCCCAAGACTGCTGTTTGCTTTTCCATCGATTCCTCTTATCGGCGACCCGCGCCGCGCAACACGCGGTCTTGGGCTCGTTTGTAGACGTTTTCGTTTTCACCGTGGACGCTTGCTTCATGCAGCCACGTTCGGGAGACGATCTCCTTCACGCTTCGCAAAACATCCGTGGTGAACTCATAGGTTTCGCCATGCACGTACTGGATTCCGTTAAGACGAATATCCGTACCGCCGCACGGCGACAGATCGACACGATACCACCAAATGTCCGTCTTTCCGTCCGCCGATTTGCGCGAGTAGCGTTCGGTGACGTTCGATGTGAAGAGACTCGATTGAGCCTGTGCGGACAAGCGTGCAGATTCCTCCTCTGCACTTTGTCGGCTGATATCGGAATGCGCCAAGGCGGCCTCAAGACGTGCGATACGCGCCTTGAGCTGCTCGGTCGTTTCCTCGGATGCGGAAGCTTCAATTTCGGGCTTCGCAATCTCAT